GACATGGCCCTCGCCGTCTCTATACACTGAGCGTCGCATTCGCCGAGATCTTAACTTGACATAGCTTGACACAGAAACGTCAGCTTGGTAGATTGACACAGACCCTCCCCCCAGAGACCCCACCCCTGTCAGAAAAACGACACCCTAAAAATTTTTTATAAAATTTCGCAGACATTCCAAAAGCTCGCCACTTCAAGTACACTGCTGCTATCGCCTTACTAAAGGTCGCGGAAGAATTCATGCAGTACCCGGTCATCGACACGGACATCCCCTACGCCCCCTACCCTCCCACGTTTGAGGATCTGCAGGTGCGGATAAACGCTGCGTTCAATTCCCTTGCGGAAATCTGTGACGAAGTAGAAGTATCGGACTCGGACATATCCGATGCCCGTGCGGTGTTCACCGGACTCAAAGCCCCAACGGAGACACTGCTCTCTTCCCCCGGCACGATCGTGCACCTCAAAGCAATTCTTGATGAGTACGACAAGGTTGTTATCCAGTCTGCGGCCCAACTGCGCACCTACGTCACCAACAAGCTGATTCTGGACTCCACGAACCCAGACCCCCGCATACGGATCAAGTGCTACGAGCTGCTGGGCAAAATCTCCGATGTGGGCCTGTTCACGGACAAGACAGAGATCACCATGCGCCACCGGCCTACGGAAGAGCTGGAGCAACTGCTGCGCGAGCGCTTGATGAAGACGCTTGAAGCGGACCAGAACGACATCTTGGTTCCCCCTGCAGACATCACGGACGTCTAAGTGAGCGCAGAACTAGAAACTCAACAATTGCTGAGCAATATCAGCAGCATGTCGCACGAGGACATGGCGTCTTTGATGACCTTGCTGGATGAGTTGGACAGCCGCAAACGAAACGCACTAGCCAGAAGTGAGTTCTTAGCGTTTATCGCAGCCGTGGACCCAGCGTACAAGTTTGGGGTGCACCTGAAGCGGCTAGGGGCGTTGCTTATGCAGGTGGAAGAGGGAGTGAAAGACAGGATTGCGGTCTCCATGGCCCCCCGGTTCGGCAAATCGCAGATGATTTCTATTTATTACCCTGCGTGGTACCTTGGAAAGCACCCAGACCATAAATTGATCGTGGCTTCGCACACGGTTGACCTTGCTGTTGATATGGCCCGTAAAGTACGGAACTTAATGCAGACCGCGGAGTACAAGTCTATTTTTCCCGGCGTGCAGATTGCAGCCGACGCCAAAGCGGCGGGAAAGTGGAACACAACTAAGGGCGGCGAGGTGTATGCAACGGGTGTAGGCGGTGCGCTTGCAGGTCGTGGTGCGCATTTAATTGTGGTCGACGACCCAATCTCGGAGCAGGACATCAAGGCGGGGAATACCACAGGCCTAGACGGCGTTTATGAGTGGTTTCGTGCTGGTTTGCGCACACGCCTTATGCCTGCAGGAAAAATTTGTATCTTACATACTCGCTGGCACCAGAGGGACCTCATAGGACGCCTGCTTAAAGACGGTGCGCTGAACGAAGACGGCGACCAGTACGAGATGTTTGAGTTTCCTGCCATTTTGGAGACTCCGAACCCCAAGGCGGACCCCGAACACGAGGAACACACCCCGGAAGAGCCCGCCACCACTCTAAAATCACTATGGCCAGCGCAGTGGAGCCTTGAATCCCTCCTGCGGACAAAGGCCAGCATGCCCGCGTGGCAGTGGAACGCACAATATCAGCAGAATCCCACGGCGCAAGAGTCGGCGATTATCAAGAAAGACGACATCCAGTGGTGGCCACACGAAGATCCGCCGTCGGTTGACTTTATTGTGCAGGCGTATGACACTGCACTGACGACAAAAACACGATCGGACTACTCTGTCTGCGTGACATTTGGGGTCTGGACGAACGAAGAGGGGATGGACAACATCATCTGCCTGAACTGTGTGCGGGGCAAGTGGGAGTTCCCCGAGTTAAAACAGATGGCGCTGGAGCAAGCCCGAGAGTGGGAGCCCGATGCCATTATTGTTGAGGCGAAAGCCAGTGGCCAGCCCCTGATTGACGAGATGCGGCGCTCAGGACTGTTTGTTCAAGACTACAGCCCCGGCAAAGGCCAAGACAAAATTGCCCGGATGAACTCCGTTAGTGATATGTTTACCAACAAGCAGATTTGGTTCCCCGAAATTAGGTGGGCTACTGAGGTTGTAAATGAGCTACTTGCGTTTCCTGCCGGAGAGCACGACGACCAAGTTGACGCAGTTACGCTCGCATTGATTAGAATCCGTAAGGGCGGGCTTATCCGGCTCAACAGTGACGTACCAGATACAGAGCAGATCACCGGCTCCCGCCGCGCTGCTTATTACTAAGGGATACCATGGCAACGAATATCGACCGAGCACTTTTTCAGCAGCCCCAAGGCATTGACGCGTTAGGCGACAACGAAGAGGCGATTGAAATTGAAATCGTGGACCCGGAAGCGGTCAGCATTACCGGCCCCGGCTTTGAGCTGGATGTCCTCAAGGCAGAGGAAGAAGAGCAGTTTGGCCTGAACCTTGCCGAAGACATGGACGAAAGCGCCATGGAGTCCATGGCCAGTGACTTGTGCAGCGACATCGAGAACGACAAGAACTCACGCAAAGAGTGGGAAAAAGCCTACACCGAGGGCCTCAAGCTGCTGGGCCTGCAGGTTGAAGAGCGCACAGAGCCGTGGAACGGTGCATCGGGCGTATTTCACCCCATGATTACGGAAGCCGTTGTAAGGTTCCAGTCAGAGTCGATCACCGAGACGTTCCCGGCCCAAGGCCCAGTGCGCACCAAGATCATCGGCAAAGAGACCCCGGAGAAGCAAGCAGCTGCTCGCCGCGTTGAAACGGACATGAACCACGAGCTGACGGACGTGATGCGCGAGTTCCGTCCTGAGCACGAGCGGATGCTGTGGAGCCTGCCTGCCACGGGTAGCGCGTTCAAGAAGGTGTACTTCGACCCGAACTTGGGCCGTCAGGTCTCGATGTTTGTGCCTGCCGAAGACATCATCTTGCCGTACGGCACGACTGACTTGGATACTTGCTACCGATTGACACACGTCATGCGCAAAACCAAGAATGAGATCCGCAAACTGCAGCAGGCGGGGTTCTACCGTGACATCGAGCTGGGCGATCCGTCCCGCGAGCAGACCAACATTGAGAAAGCCAAGGACAAGGAAACTGGCTTTAGCGACCTGAACGACGAGCGGTACATCCTGCTGGAGTGCCATGTTGACTTGGACTTGCCGGGCTTTGAGGACGAGGATGACGGCGAGACGACGGGCATTGCCCTGCCGTACGTAGTAACCCTTATCAAAGGAACTAACGATGTTCTGTCTATTCGCCGCAATTGGAATGAGTCAGACGATCTACGGCTCAAGCGCCAGCACTTCGTACACTACCAATACATACCCGGCTTCGGTGCGTACGGCTTCGGGCTGTTCCATCTTATTGGGGGCTTCGCCAAGTCAGCTACCAGCATCATGCGCCAGCTCGTCGACGCGGGAACCCTGTCCAACTTGCCGGGCGGACTCAAGTCCCGTGGACTTCGCATCAAGGGTGATGACACACCGATTGCCCCCGGAGAGTTCCGCGACGTAGACATCAGCTCAGGCGCACTGCGCGACAACATCCTGCCGCTGCCATATAAAGAGCCGTCGATGGTTCTGTTCCAGCTGCTAGGCACGATCGTAGACGAAGGCCGTCGTTTTGCCGCAACAGCGGATATGAAGGTCTCGGACATGTCGGCCAATGCCCCGGTGGGCACCACACTGGCCTTGTTGGAGCGCCAGCTCAAGGTCATGTCGGCAGTTCAGGCGCGGATGCACTACGCGTTCAAGCAAGAACTACGCCTGCTGGCTGGCCTGATCCGCGACTACACGGACATGTCTTACGAGTACGAGCCAGAAAAAGGCGGACGTCTGGCCAAGGCCGAGGACTACAGCTACGTCGACATCATTCCGGTGAGCGATCCCAACGCGGCCACCATGAGCCAGCGGGTTGTGCAGTACCAAGCGGTCATCCAGATGGCGCAGATGGCCCCGGACATTTACGACTTGCCGCAGTTGCACCGCAACATGCTGGAGGTGCTGGGCATCAAGAACGCGGACAAGCTAGTTCCGTTGCCCGACGACCAAAAGCCAATGGACCCCGTGACTGAGAACATGAAGGCCCTGAAGAACGAGCCAATGAAGGCGTTCATGTACCAAGACCACGAGTCGCACATTAAGGTGCACATGTCGGCCATGCAGGACCCTATCATCATGCAGCTGGTTGGCCAGAACCCCAAGGCCCCGATGATCCAAGCAGCAATGATGGCCCACATCGCTGAGCACGTTGGCTTTGCGTATCGCCAGAAAATTGAGCAGCAGCTGGGTATGCCGTTGCCGCCAGAAGGAGAGAAGCTCCCACCGCAGATCGAGTTGGCTCTGTCCGGGATGATGGCCCAAGCAGCCCAGCAAGTGTTGCAGCAGAGCCAAGCGCAAGCATCCCAGCAACAAGCGCAGCAGCAAGCTCAAGACCCGATTTTGCAGATTCAACAGCAAGAGTTGCAGATCAAGCAGAAAGAGCTGGAGCTAAAGGAGAAGAAGTTTCAGGTGGAAGCGGCAGCAAAAAGCGACGAGCTGGAGCTCAAGGAGCAAGAACTCAATGCCAAGATGCAGCTCGAAGGACTAAAGGTTGGCTCCAAGATCAAGATGGACGAGGCGCGGCTAAACGCCGACCAAGAACGTGCAGGTGTCCAAATGGGCATCGACATCGCCAAGTCAAAAGCACAGCAGCCGAAAAGGTAAAGGAACCCCATGATTCAAGACTTCGCACGTGTATTGCGCGACCAAATACGCAAAGACATGAACAACTACGCTGACGACGCCGCCAGCGGAGCATGTCGCTCATTTGAAGAATATCAAAAACTCTGCGGAACCATTCAGGGTCTGGCTATCGCAGAGCGCTATGTAATCGACCTTGCTCAGAAAGTGGAAAAATCAGATGAGTAATTTAATTCTTGAACCGGGCAAGTATGCCCTCCCAGAAACAAGCCAGCCGACCGAAGCCCCTGTGGCAACGGATGAAGAAAAGGCCCGTCAGCTCCCTGACCCTACCGGTTGGAAGCTGTTGTGTGCCGTGCCTGAAGTGGTTGAGACCTTTGAAAACTCTGCAATCGTCAAAGCTGGACAGTTCATTAAACAAGAAGAGCACGCCACAACCGTGTTGTTTGTTGTGAAAGTCGGCCCTGACGCGTACAAAGACCCAGCTAAGTTCCCCGGCGGCCCGTGGTGCAAGGAAGGCGACTTTGTTCTCGTTCGTACGTATTCCGGTACCCGATTCAAGATCTACGGAAAAGAATTTCGTGTCATCAATGATGACATGATCGAAGCAGTTATTCAGGACCCCCGCGGAATCTCCCGCGCTTAAAGGAGTAGGAAATGGCAGGATACAAGTTCCCCGATGAAGATCAGGACGACAGTAACGCTGACAAAGACACTGTTGTAATTTCGCAACAGGAAGACGGCGATATTGAGATCGAGATAGTCGACGACACGCCGGAACGCGACAAAGGTCGACGCCCGCTAGACCGCGAAGTGGCTGACCCCACTGATGCCGAGATTGAGAATTACACCAAGGGTGCTCAGGAACGCATCAAGGAGTTAACCCACGCACGTCACGACGAACGCCGCGCCAAAGAAGCCCTTCAGCGGGAAAAGCAAGAGTATGAGCGTCTTGCACAACACATGCAGCAAGAGAACGCCCGTCTCAAGAAGTATGTGGACACTGGCACGCAGCAGTATGGGGAGATGGCCAAAACTGCGGCCACGGCGGAGTTAGATAAAGCTAGGCGGGAGTACAAAGCAGCCTACGAAGCTGGCGACTCTGATGCGCTAGTGGTTGCCCAAGAAGCGCTGACTGAAGCCAAGATGAAGATTGCGGAAACAAAGAATTTTCGTCCTGCCCCTGTACAAGATGAAGATCGTGTGGTACAAACACCACAACCAGCACCTCAACAGGTGCAACCTGACGAAAAGACGCTGCGCTGGCAGGCAAAAAACCAGTGGTTCGGGTCGGATGGGTTTGAAGAAGTAACCAGCTTTGCACTAGGGCTGCACCAAAATCTA